ATATAACTGTAACGAGACGATGTGTGATATTTGTATTCACTAATCTTCTCGTGTTTTACTATTATATGTGCCCACTTAGTTGGATTAGATGCTGCTTGTGTCCAGTTATCAAACTCACCCTCAAACCAATCACAAAATTTATCTATCATCTCTCAAAGTATGTTATATTCATAACCAATCTACGATCAACGTCAGTTTGTGGCACACCCCTGTGTCGTGTATTAGTGTCAAAGATGACAGCAGTATTTTCTACGCTATCTATTTTTAATCCAGTCTCCTCTATCTCGGTATATCCATTACTATTGTTTAGATATATGATACAAGTCTTACTAGGTGTCGATATGTTCCAATCACGATGCCACAATTGTTCTGGTGCATTTCTTGTAGTAGCATTGACCTTGATCTTAAGTATGGCAATAGCATTCAACTGATTGGTAATAGTTCTGAGTATCCTCATCAATTTACTATCACAGTTAAATGAATGATCCCAATACAAGATACGACAATACTGCTCTGGTTCACCAGGTGACATTGCATAGTGCCATGTAAAATCAGGAGATATTATTTCTCTCTTCAGTTCTTGAAACGTTCCGTGTTTAAGAAAGTTCTGTTGTATCTGCATCGCTAGGTAATGTTTTGTTCATGCCTTCTAAAGGTTTCTTTGACATGAAAGGACTATCAGGGTGTGGAACTACAGTTTGCTTACTCTTTAATGCAGCAGCACTTATAGTTTTCTTTTTACCCTTGTTTGCCTTACACTTTTTGATTACTCCACAGGCATCACCAACAGTGACTATATTTCCTGCTTCTTCATCAGGTATCTCAATACCAAAACATTCTTCCAAGAACATAACGAGTTCTACCATTGCTAAACTGTCTAGCATCAGGTCATCACCCAGTTTACTATCCCATTTAATTTCTGTGCCTTCTGGCATTTCTGAACCCATAGTCTCAAGAATTGCTAGTTCAGCAACTTTGAGCATTATATCCTTACTAATTTTAGGATTAGACTTAAGGATATCTTTTATTTGTGCATATGTGTGATTATAAGACATTAGACGTAACTCACATCGGTAACTGGAACCATTTCACGAACGACTTCAAGCACTCTCATGAACTGATCAGAGTTACATGAGATTTGTTTAGTATCTCCGCTACTGCCTACTATTGTAAACGTTCTTGATGGAATGTCAACTATGACTTTCTCTAGTGTTTCTGATTCGTCGTAAAACATTAATAAGAAGGATAGAATATCAAATAATGATAGCATACTAATCAGACTTTGTAAAGTAGGTATCGTTACCCGCCCTTGCTGCTCGTCTGATCGTTTCTTCTACCTTACTTATAAGGTCTAGTCCTGCCTGTCTATTCTCCTGCATATGCTTCATCGCTTGTGCTGATCTATCTGCTCTTACCAGTTCTTCGACGTAATCGTCTAAATGCTTTGCAAGAATGCTCTTTAAGAATTGTGCTTCCTGCTTTGTTACTGACATGTGGTGTTGTGTCATATGTGTTAATTGAAATCTACAATCAATTCAAATATATCTCGGTTCCGTCAATATCAACATTGCCCTCAGCAGTGATATTGATATTCCCACCCGCATCAATATATGTGTCATCTTGCGAATCTACAAAATAATTGTCAGTTGCGTGATGTGAAATGTTTCCTCCGACATCTAATTTTTCTGTATTGAAATAATCAATGGTGTCGATCATATCAGGGAATGCTCCTCCCTTAATACAATCTTGGATGCCCGCTACAATAACGTATCCTGCTTCTAGTTGTATGTTAGTATCACCTTCATAATTTCCTGTCTTAGGTAGTGTAATAACGTCTCCGATATTATACCCTGATCCTAAACTGAAATATGTAACTGTAGTCACACCTTCTGCATTAACACGAACTCTAAACTTTGCTGGCTTGGTAGGTGACCCACCAGTAGCAGTGATGTTATAAGTTCCTGCTGTTCTACCAGATCCTTGCTCGTTGATTATAGTATCCCATTGAATCAATGGTTTACCACCATTTATTAGGGTTCTCTGTCTACCAACAATCTGGTTCATCTGGTTGCCAAGTGTGTATTCGTATCTACACCCTTGTGCTCTCGATCTGATATCTCCATTACTATTGATGGAGAATGTGGACGATCCTTTTAGTATCTTAACTTCATAATTACCCGCTACGTTCTCTTTTACAGAACCGCCTTCACTCAAGTCATTTTCCAAGAACACTGTCTTGTTTGTGTAGGCATTGGATTGCAACTTCATTTCATTCTTAGCTTGTATTGCCAAGTTCTCATCTGACTGAATAGTGCATACACCACCGACTTGCATCTGGTAGTTACCATTCACTCTATCAAATCTATCACCCTCAACTTCAGAATGCATGTTACCTTCAACGTAAATGTTTACGTCACCGACTACATGCAGTGCCATTCTATCATTTTCAATGTCCTTACCAACTCTTATAACAAGATTATGGTCTGATAAGATATATGTATCATTATATGAAACTAAGTTGTTGTTATTTTTCTCATCTATGTTAAGAAAATTACCATTTGCATTGAGCAAACGTATGTATTCACCGTCCTCAGTGTTGTTCATCTCGAACATATGACCCGCTGAGGTTGCTTGTACCCAGTTGTATGGATACTTAATTTTTACACTTGGTGATGTGTTGGGATTATCAGTCCCACCTGTAAATGGATTGATTTCAGACATTAGTATCCACCTCCATATGGTGAACTAGGAGCACTTGGTGCACTTGGAGCAGATGGAGCACTTGGAGCACTTGGTGCTGAGGGAGTCGATGGAGTAGAAGGTGCACTTGGTGTTGATGGTGTAGATGGAGTCACAGGTGTTGATATAGGATCACTAATAGTCTGTTGAGTTTCAGTTGCAACAGTAGTATTCAAAATAGTAGAATCATCCACTGTGCTATCAACTAAATTAAATGATGTATCTGTTAGTCCTGCTTCTTCATCCTCTATAGCAGATTTTATCATAGGATGCCCTACACAGTCAACATATTGTGTGAGTGGTAAAACATTATTCTCCCTGATCTCTCTAGGACTTGTGTATGTATATACTACACTTAATAGTCCTCCTGTTCCAGTTCCCTCTACACCAGATAATCCCTTATCTTCTACTATAGGTTTAACGAAACCTAATATTGGTTTATCTACAGTTGCCTTGATAAGTCTACCTTTAGAATCTTTTGTAGAAGATCCAATAGTTTGTTTCTTGGATCCTGTTCCTATCGTGATAATTGGATTGACATAGTTACTACCAACGTTTATAATCTTAACTTCCTTAACTTTAGGTATTATATCACCACACTTAGCATAGATTGCTGTTGCATCTTGTGGTATTACAAGTGTTGGGAATTTATTATTAAAGTTCAATATAAACTCATGCCCAGACTTAGTTCTTAACTCCAATCCTGGTTGTAATTGTGGATTGAATGACGTATCTATTGTTGCTAATAATATATTGTTCTCATCATACTCAACGTCAACAACTTGTAATACATCTGGAGATCCAGTGATACGTTGCTCTAAAAATTCACCATCATTAACATGTTCTTGTAATCCTATCTTACTTACCAATACACCATACTGCTCATTAGGGCAGAATGTAGTAGCAGGATCAAATCCATATCCTACGCCAGGTTTAATAACCTCAATAGAATCTACTTGACCATTTATAATATTAGGTTTAAACTCTGCACCACTACCCTCTGGGTCATTACATGTAAACTGTGCCTTGACTGTTGCCTCTGTGTTAACGTTAGTTCCTTTCTTTCTCATCAACACACCAAGTATCTGCCCTATATCATCTACAATAGGTAGTGCCTTGATAGGACTTGTTGACTGTAAGTTATCCCATACCATTTCTGGGAAGCATGGTTTTCTATTTAATATACTGTTGCTACAATTGACTGCTGCACTTGATACATTACCATTTGAATCATAGAAATTAAGACCCTCAAACTTTTCAAGAGGTCCTCGTGTATCAAAGTTTTTGAGTGATAGTCCAGATGCAATACCAGCTGCACTATTAAGATCAACAAGTGAACCACTAGCAGTATCAAATACTTTCTTGACACCATTACGATCAACAGCAGGAACAAATCCATTGACAGGTTTACCGTTACCTATGATTGATATAGAATTTGGTGGTTTGACTGGATACTGTGAGATCTGTTTTGCTGTTGCATCGTTACCCTTTGCCTTTGCACCAAGACCTGTTTCAAATACAGATGCACCAATAGCACATGATAGAGCACCATCACAGAATAGATCCAAGAAATCACCAACTTTATTAAGTAAGTTTTGTATCTTATCTCTAGCACCTTTGATAGCACCTGTTACACCTTTCAATACACCTAATGCAGACGTAATTTTGTCCATCAAATTTTTCATAATATCACCAAGAATATTCTGAATAAGACATAGTGCAGTGTCTAATACTTTCTCTACTAGATCTTTGAGTAGACCTTTAATAAAGTCGCCAAGTTCACCTATCAACTGTTTGAACAAACAGGATACAAGATCACCAACGTTTTTTAATTGAGTTCTGACTGCAACATCTAATTCTGGATCTGGAATACTTAGTTCGGCAAGTCCCTCTTTTACAAGTTTGTTAGTCTCCTCCATGACCACACCCTTGATGTTAGCAGTTAATCCAGTCAACTTTTTCTGGATCCTCATTTGAGTGAGGTTTATCTCATACTCTAGATCAACAACTCTACCAGTCTGTTTGTCAATAAATTCATCTATATCATTCTTCTCTATACCACGAGCAAACTTCATAAACTCAGACATGGGTGCTTCAAGTTTAGTTGCAGTCTCTGATCCACATTTACCATTACCAACTTGAACTGTGACCTTTTGTTTCTCTGTTGCTATTGCCTGTTTCTCTGTCTCTTTCTTTGCAGGTCCTCGTTCATTCTTTGTAGTTTCCTCTCCCTCTTCAGTCTTATGTCCGTCATTGTTAGTTGGTGCTTTATCTACACCAGTCTCCTCATCAGTCTCGACTGTGCTTGCTGTGTTTCCTGCAGAACTACCTGTTGCACTATGATCTGGAAACTTATATTCTGGACTGACCAACTGTGCAAATCCTTGTTCTTTACCACCAGTGACACCATAACTGCTATCAGCGTTCTCATCACTGATACTACCCATAACAATAGGAATCTGTGCTGATGCACCATCCATAAAGAATCCAACAACCCAACTGTTAACTTGTAGTTGATGAACAGATCCAATACCAGATAACTGTGAATATATGGGTGGCATCAATACCTGTGCCCATGGTAGGTCTGATGTTGGTAGTTCTTTCCTATTTGTATTGTGATAACCTATGATTCTAACTTTGACTTTATTAGTCCAGTCCCAGTCATTAAAATCCCAATCACCCTCACCATCGTTTAGTTCTGCATTCCAAAATTTTGCACCATCATTCTCTACCTGTCCAATCCACCAGTTGAACCCTTCCTTACCTATAAAATTAGCGAGTGCTTCATTCATCATGATTCTTGACCATCCGAGTCAGTATATAATGTAAGTCTAGTTGTCATATTATCTTGACTAGTTTTGAATGTTCTTTCTACCTTACCGATAACATATTTACCAGAGTTTGCAAAGTCTAGTTTTCTATCTCTACCACCTTTGTAGATATCTAACTGCACAACCTCACCTATCTCTAACGAGTAATCTGATATTAATTCTACTATGACTTTTTTGCCATAAAATAATTTTTCCCTTAAACTGGATTGTGAAAGTTGTTTTGTGAATCCCTGTGTATATGTTCCTTCTGTAAACAATGCAGAGTCTGATACTTTTGACATGATTCTAGTATGCGTCAAGTTGTTATCAAATCCCTTATAAAATTCTGGAGCAGCACCTGAGTTTAAGGTCAATATCTCATCGTAAAATTTATTTATGCTGAAAGGATGCTGTTCAAACTTCATATCTTTGAGATCTATAGTCATAACGTTACTAGAATATGATCCTAGATTTAATCCTTTTAATAAATCAACTGATGACTCAATCTTTACTGATGATATAGGAGTAATGCCTGTGTCGTCTTCATCTTCTAGTTCGTCTGGTTCATGTCCTATAACCATCCTTGTGACTGGTTCTAGACTAGCAAACGAATCATATGACACAAAGTTATATCCTGCTCTTGTCTCATAAAAAGCATATCCTGCTGTTGATGCTTTACCACTGCCTTTTGTAGCTGGTATTGCCTTTGCTGCTAACCATCTAATTGCAGTAAATGGATTCCAATATGGTGACACAAATGAAAAGTTGTTAACACATGGTTCTATTCTTGCTATTCTGTTATCAGTAACACCTATCAAGTCTTGTAATATCTCTTTCTCTACAATATCATTAATCTTCTTACCCTGACCCTTACCAAACCTACGTGATATTTTATTAGCAGCATTGTTTAGGAAGTCAACAGTGCATAACATGAGAACAGCAGATGATTTACCACCAAGATTCTTCCTGTCCTGAATATCATATATTACAAAATCTCCACCAATCTCAGTTTTTGCTACGCTATCACCTATAGAAATGAATACACGTTCCATACCAACTAATTCAGATAGCATACCAGTGCTAGTATCAGTAATCTGAACCTCCATTCTCATGGTAGCAGCTTGCATATCCTCTGTGTATTTTACATACAACACCTGATTGCTTGTTATTGGGGGATAGTCCGCAATAAGGAAAGCAAGTAATTGAAAATTTGACTGTGTATTAACTGACATTAGAATTGCGAAGTTGTGTTGTAGACGTCAATGTATGGTGACTCTATGATTTCTGGTTGAGCAAGACCACCACCTTCAGACTGTATTGGAGCACCTCCACCAGCTGACATAGATGCCATTGCAGCACCAGTTCCTGCAGCAGTATCAACTGCCTTCTTAGTTTTGGAATCCATGTTCTCTCTATTCTCTTGAATAGTTTTATCAGTCAGTTCTGTTAGGTTTACCTTTTGCTCATCTTTTGGTGCAAATATATTTTTGATACCACCAAATGCTTTCATACCAAGTTTCAAACCCATGCCCATGGGTGTCATACCAAATGCTTTCTTAGCTAAACCACCTATCTTATCCTTAGCACCCATGATCTTACCACCAAGTGCCTTAGCACCTTTAATTCCTTTAGATGCTGCATTAAATGCCATACCCATAGGTGTCATGTTAAACATTTTTCTAGCAAGACTGGTACGTTTCTTGATAGGTTGCATTGCTCTCTCACCTGACTTGGGATCACCCATGCCAATACCATCTGCAGTTCCTGTAAATGGTGCACGTCTACCGTAACTTGGATCTCCTGTAGCACCTGGCGGTAACATAGGTTGACTGCCTGTTGCACCATCACCAGTTTGCCCTGCACCACCACCCATAGCACCTCTAGCAAGGTTGAATGCTTTAGCAAGCATAGTTCCTAAGAATGATCCACCACTACCTTCTTCTTTCTTTGAATCATTATCTTCTTCATCATTAGCAACTTCAGCACTAGCAGCACCCAACTTAAATTGTTGAGATATCTTGGATATATTTCTATTCAATATCTTAGATGCTTCCTTACTTGGTGCAGGAATCTTCTCTAATAGATCAGTGATAGCAACAGCAGCAGACTTGGCGGGTAGTGCCAATGCTTCCATAAATGCTTTCTTCATTTTAGGATCTACATCAAACTCGTCTTCTAGTTCTTTCTTGACTTTCTTCTTAGTGTCATCCTTGCCTATTCCTGCCTCCTCTAGAGTATCTACTTTCTCTATATCTTTTGCTTCTGGTACATTGTCAGGATCAAGACCTTGTTCCCTCAATGCTCTACGTTCTTTAAACTGTCTTATTCTCTCTTCCTTAGACAAATATTCTCCAGTCTTAGGATCCACACCCATTGCTGCTACTGGATCAGGAACAAGATCTTGCTTTGGTTCTGGTTTTGGTGATACTGTAGAATCCTTTCCTTTACCCTCACTCTTTGACTTAGGCGATAACTTATCAGGCATGCCAGGTAACTTGAGTGCATTCTTTGCCTTGTCTTTTATAAAGTCACGTAGACCTTTACCTATGTTTGTTAGTTTCTCAGTTCCCTTACCAATTCCTTTACCTACAGCATCCTTTGCTCCTTTAGCTGCATCACCAACTGCCTTACCAGTAGCATCTGCTGCACCTTTGACACCTTTCTTAATACCTTTACCAGTTGCAGACGCAGCATCTTTGATACCTTTACCAGTTGCATCTGCTGCTGATTTTATACCTTTGCCCGCTGCATCTACAGCACTTTTCCCAGCCTTCTTCAGTCCCTTACCTGCCTTATCAGCAAGTAACGATGCGTTCTTGCCTATGGTCTTGCCTATACCCTTAGCAACTTTCTTAGCACCATCTGCTAAGTCACCTAGTTTTGTCCCAGGCTCAATTTCAGCTGATTCAATATCATCAACTCTTTCTTCTACCTTTTCTAGTTCTGCTACTTTATCTTCTAACAGTCCAACTCTCTTTACTACACG